TCTCGTGGGCTCGGAGATGTGTATAAGAGACAGTACTAATTCTTTTTAAAATATAAATCAAAAATTGTTATTAATTCACTAAAAATTGACGATAGTTTTCCTATTGTCATATCTTTATTACGAACTCCCCATTTACTTACGCCATTTTCAAAATCACCATAGTCGATACTTGATTGAAGCTCGTTTACAAGCATAGAAAAATTACCTATAGTAAAGACTGTTTTTCTAAGTTCCCAATACCTTTCACATATCTCATTCCAATATGTGGAGGCTAATTTTATCCAAACAGTATTTTTCTTGTTAACTTCCAAGTTGTATTTGTACACATTGAAAGACAAGTCCAGGTCATAAATGAATGGAGAGAAAACAGTCTTATCTTTTCCGCTATATAATATGAGATTATGGATATCATTGTCTCTCATGCGGAAGAACTGAATAAAGATATAATAATCTATCCAATCATTGATGTTCATGTGCTTTGGTGCTGTATCTTTAGTAAAATCATCACCATTGATAAACTGATAGAATTTTTCAACAGCAACTTTATTGCTTTCTGTTGGTTCATCATTCATTTCATCTTCCCATGTACTCCAATTAAACGTGTCCCATGTACATCCAACTCCTCCGCTGATTATCATTCCATCTTCATCACCGGATAGCATGTAGTTACCCTTGTCTTTCTTATAGCCAAAGAACTGTATGCTATAAAACTCACCACCTACAGAAGTACATACAGGGAAAGATTTAATGATACCTGTAGCACCAGTTGAAATGATAGAAGAGCTATTCCAAGGATATTGTTCATTGAAACTACGTAATTCCTTAGCTTGTAAATACAGACGAAAGATTATTGGCTCTTTCAATTTTGTATCATCAGAGTAATAAGACTTCAAGTTGAACTTATCTACTTTTAACAACTCTCCGATTTTCAATTTCATCTTGCTTTTGTAATCTGACTTAACAAAGGCATATCTAAAGTTCCTTAGTCTGTTATATAAGGTTGATGAACCTTGAAAGGAAACCAATACATTATATGTTCCTTTAAGATAGCTGCCAAAGTCTATGTCAACTACACACCAATGCTTAGTCTTTTTACTGATTTTCCATGTTCCAACATTAGGCTTATCTACAATTTTTGTAACTTCAATAGAAGTTGGATTTACAGTATATGAACCATCACTACCCTTTGTAAGTGATGAAGTTACATAAGACTTGCCCCCAACCTCCTTTATATCGGAAGGTACATAGAAATCCAAAGATACACTTTCAGATGTCACAGAATATACTCCATCTGTATTTTGAAGTGTTGATTTAACAAAATACTTGTAAGGAGTCAATCCTTTTTGGGCATTAGCTTGCGTATCTTCATTGACAAGCATAGCCATTATTCCGTCCTTATCAGAATATCCTTTATTCGCTGTCAGATAAAAAGTTTCTTCTTTAATATCAGTATAACCATACTTTGGAAGATTCATGATACGAGGTACATTCAATTCATTTCCTGATTCATTTGAACCTAATTTTGCAGAACTGAAAATGATTTCCCTATTTTCATGTACAACATCATTTTTATCTGTATAGCGTAGAATTTTGTTATTAGAATCAAGCAGTAGTTCTTTGTAATCTTCCACCTCATCTTCATATATTGTTCTATCATTGAAATTAATTGGAGACTTTGGTATCAGAGTGGTATAAAACGTTTTTGAACCATCAGGATTTGTTGCAGACAGAACCTTTCCTTCTGCATCAGTCTCAACTGCCATATATTCAGGATTTTCCTGCAAAGAGAATACATCAAGAAGTTCTTTGAGATTGGTAGCTATTGTACCCACCTTCTCCTGCAATGATGTAAGGTCTGCTTGAAGCTGAGAGATAACTTGCTTCAATGCATTGACAGCATGGATTTCACCAATGATTTGTCCGTCTCTTCTAAGACCAAGTACTACTTTATCGTCAGTAGTAACCCAAGCAGCAAAGTATTCCTCATTCTGAATGACATGATACATTTCATTGAGAGGATAATAAGGCTCGCCAGTTGCTCTGTAGAAGCCAAACAAAACTCTATCCTCTGCATCTACTATAGCTTTGAGGAACTCTTCGTTCTCAATTATTCTAAAACACTCTTTTACTTCATCTTCAATGAGTGATTTGCCTTCCTCTTTATCTACCTTTTTGTCTTGAAGATTTTTAATGTCTTCATTGAGTTTTTCAAGAATGCTTGTAAGGGTCTGCGTGTTCTCAATGTTGGCAAAGAACTTCTTCAACTCATTCATGGTGTCAATAACATTGGTTGTGTCCTCATCACCCATGATGGTTGCTACTTTCTCTGCAAGCAGAGTTACCTGTTCCTGCAATCTATCCTCTACTGCACTTGTCTTGCCAAATACAGGAGTACCATCCCACTGAATACCGAAGAGAACTCTATCATTTGCATCCACTTTGGCAAAGATAAATTCCTCATTCTGAATGTAACGGAAGGGAGTGTCAAATACAATGCCTTCTTCATCTTTAATGGTTGTCTTGTCCAAGATACCTTTGAGAGTATTAATGGATTCTAACAAGTCTGTCTTATCCTGCTGGCACTGATTGATAATCTCCTGAAACTTTGCTTTTATTGGTGCAGGAATACCTTTGCCCCAATCTACCTCACCATCTAAATTGATGGTAAACAATAGATGGTCATTTGCATCTACAATTACCTTGATGAACTCTGGAGACTCAATCTCTCTGAATGGAAGAGCAAACTGAGAGACTACCTTATCCTCTGAATCACCGAACTCTTGGGCAATATTCTCCTTGTCGAACTTTTTTTCTGCTAAGTCGCTGAGTTTATCACTAACAGCCTTCTGACTTACAACCTTATTGGTGCTCACGCCCAACTCCTGAGCCACTTCCAGCAAGGTTGTGTTTACCCAGCTGCTGCCATTCTCAGAATAGAGTACATTGATGCCCTGAGGAACTACGAGATTATCAAAGTTTTTATACTTACCAGCTACGGTCGCAAAATAATACATTTTGGCACCAATAACCTTTGTAGGCACAGTGTCAAGACTAGCCACGCCCATATACGTAGCACCTCTTACGAGCTTAAACTTTTCTATGATATTTGTTATCAACTCGTCCCAATAGCTATCCCTCTCGGCATTTACACACCAAGTTCCTCTGTCTGCATTCCAGTAATGAGCCCAACCATCTATCACCACAAAGTCACCGGCCACACCACCAGTAGGAAACTTTCGGTTCACCTCATAGATGCTGCCATATTCTCCCTTGTAATGAGGATCTTCTTTATTAATATCGTTAGCCATAAAATATTATATTTGAGATAATTGGTTATACTTTTCTGCCAAATCGCTTTCCTTCTTACTTACCAGGAAGATGCTGATGGCACGATAGATAAGATATTTCTTGCATTCATCTGTAAGGGAAAGGATAATCTTCTGGTCGGTCACTTCGTTTTCATGCCCAGTATCAGTAGAAAACACATCCTCTAACTTTTGATAAGGGATATACGTGAACAGTTCAACCTCATGATCATATACAGCTCCAACAGGTGCATGGTTGGCATCATACCTTCCGGCAGTCCAGTACATCAGCACTCGCTTTCCTGTAGTTGGCGATGTGGTAATCATGCCCTTTGGTTTCTGGGGTGTTCCCCTGGTCCACCGGGAAGCTTGCATCTGAGCCTCCTTGCTGCCTGGTTCCATCAGCATCGTTAGCGTGCTTTGCCAACTTTTTAGTTTCAGTTCTACCAGTCTCAGCCAATCGTCAGGAATTGTCAGGCATCCATGACCATCTGTAAACTGTGTTTGGATGGCATCATAATCTTGATTGCCACTATCATTCAGCGAAACTTCCACCCTTTTGGGGAGAATCATTTGCGCTGGTGCTTGCAGCAGAATCTGTTGTCCTGCCGTTTCAATGGCTTGCTTCATTTCCGTGTCCGAATCATCCGTAATGATGTCATTCACCTCATCATGGATCACTTCGTCCATAGCTATGCGCATTTCCTTCACAAGGTCACTCATAAGAACTTCCATAAGCAAGAAACCTATTAACTAAAAATTATAAACTAAAACTCAATCACCACACCCAGCTCTTTAGCCTTCTTCTTCACACTCTCAGGTGATTTCAGTTTCCTTACATCCACCTTATAGGTCTTCTGGAGATAGTTCTTGGCCTTGGTGATATTCTCGAAATGAAGGGCATTCTCGTCCTTCACCTGCTCTTCTTTTTGATGTTGAATCTGCTCCTCTTCCGGCTGGCTCTCATCAATGATACGGCCTGCCTTCGTAAGAGGATGTTTCCTGATGCATTCTGCCACCTGCTTGTTATCCGTAATGTACGAATAGGCATCGTTGCCGCACCGCTCAAACTCAATGTTCTTGATCAGGCCGCTCGGCAGAGTCACCACAAAAATGAGCATACTCTTAGCTACAAATCTATACATATCTATTTGTGTTTATGGTGAAGGGATAGCGAGGCTGCATTAGCCTCAACTATCCCCAAGATTGATATATGTAGAAAACTATCAGTTTCCTATACGATGATTACGCTGCCTCCAAAATCTCCTCATCTGTCACGCCATCACCAGTGAAGACTGGTCGTGCTACACGCGCATGAGCATCGGGGAAGGTCAGTACCCAGCAGCTATACTCCTCCATCACAACACCTGCTGTGTTACGAATCAAGAGATCCTTAGCGTTAAACTCATTTCTGGTCCATGTGCCGAATACATACTTATCCAGATAACGAGCATCCAGGCAGAAAGCTCTACCATCCATACCCCAGGTGTTAAAAGCATCGTGACGATAAATCAGAATCTTAGTACCCATACTCTCGAACTTCTCGAAGTCAAGTTTCCAACCCTGATAATCCTTTTCTGTCTGGGTAATGATACGTTTATTAGAACGAAGGTTAGCAAATGCCTGATAAATCAAGTTGTCAACGAAGAGAAGTTTCGTACGGCTGGAGTTACCTGCACCCTTCAACATAGCAGCAATAAACTGAGTCAATTCTTTCTCGCTGATTACATACTCGTATACCTGCTTCACAACCTCAGTTGTACCATCATCAGAGTTCGTAACCTTTACCTTCGTTGTTACAGGAACAAGATCGCCTTTATCGTTCCTTTGCATCTTTGGCTCCCAGTGACCTATCTGCAAATCCTTTCCAGCTTCCCAGAAGATGCCGCCCATAGTGTATACCATACCGACATCCTTTCCACCATTCGACTGAGAGCGATAGCCAAAGAGACCACTCAACTCCTGGCCCTGACGCATATCGTCCATCGCCATTTTCTCCTGTCTGGTGAAGTCCCACTGAACCTGGGTCTTCATCATACGGTCAATAAGAGATTCCTCTACCTGCATGATGAATCGCTGGCAATACTGGAAGCTCTTGTCAGGCATAGAATAGTAACTACCTGTTTCAACCTCCTTTTCTCCAGCGGCTCTACCAAGTCGCATTACTACTGTTCCAATGGCAATATCCTCAGGAATGTCTCTGTTACCACGTGATGCATTTTTTTTGCCATTCAGTGCATAACAGGTTGGATTACCATCGTTGTCAACAGACGTAACTCGCAACTGCAGAGGAATCATCTTGCTTCTGTCGGTACCATTATCATCAAAACCCAACATGTCGTTAACCATAATAATGTCACCAATACCAAACACAGTAGGATTTTCTACCTTAAATGTCACTGAGCCACCATTTGTAGTTTTAGCAAGTTTCTCAGTTAGTTTGGTTTTGATTGGTCGCTGACCGATGGAATAATACTCAATGCGGTTGCTGTCAACAGGAGTCATTCGTTTCGAAGCTCGAAGAATCTGATCGATAGGGCAACTCTCCAATTTCATTTCTACCACGGTTGGGTTAACATGTGCTACATAGTAGTCCCAATTTCCCATTTTTTCCTGCTGCTCCTGACTAGCAGCTGCCCATTTAGGACCAGTACCACCAACACCAGGACCATCTGTAGGACCAGTTGGGCCACCACCACCTTCACCAGGTGGAACAGCAGGAGGATTTTCTGCCATCGCATAAGAGCTTCCACCACTAAGGATCATGACGAGCATCGCCATCATGAAACCAAACCATTTCTTAAACTGTTTCATAATCGATACATTTAAAATTATTAATTATAAATTTCTAATTCTACATTCCAATCATCTTGCTGTACACCTGTTCTGTACGGCTCTTTTCCTTTGGTAGAGAAGGTGCTCCACCGCCTCCATCGATGTTGATGTTCTTCTTGCCGCCTTGCTTGCCATCATGCAGTTGTTTCTGCTGGTCAATCTTCTCGTTCTTGCCACGCTTGTAGCCTCGCTCTTCTGCATCAGCCACAGCCTTGTCGAAGTCCTTGATCTGGAAGAGGCGCAAGAAGTCTTCCTTTTTCAAGCCATAACGAGCTGCACGCCATACGAAGCCATCATCATCGTGATCCTCGCCATCATCGCTACGCTTGTAAAGCCATTCTATCAAATCGGTAATCGCCTCAGGCTTCAATTTCGCTTCTTTAATAGCAGCGTCAAGTTCGGAATCTTCCAGCTCCATATTGGCAGCAAGTTGCTCATTGTCCTTTGCTAGTTTCTCGCTGGCTTCAAGTTTCTCTTTTTCACTAGCCTTCAAACGAGCCTTAGCCTTCTCGTCACCATTGATGGCATCAATATAGTCCTGACCCATTTCATCAATAATGAAATCGATAAAATTGAAGTCGCTGCCATCGGCATTTTTCTTGGTCATAAGACCTGTCACCAGACTTGGAGCATGAGGGTTGTCCTGCAACATTTTGTTGAAGTCATCCATTTTCTGCTTATTCTGGTCATACTGGTCGTAATCGGTCGAAAGTTGACCATAAACAGCCTCATCATCGTCCATATTCAAGTCCGGATAACGCTGAGCAAGACGCTCCCTAAAAGAATCTCGCTTTGACTTAACTTTCTGATTATCAATAGTTTCCTTTGCCATAAATATTCATTTTTAATTTTTGTGTGCTAAATTAAGGAAAATTTCGCATAACCTTGTGTTAAGTTCTGCATCTTGATGAATTAATTTTGTTGGTATGAAACATCTAAATTCCATATCCGAAATTTACCTTAAAAGAGACCAAGAAATGTATCTGCTCTTTCGCAAGGCCAAGAGGATGGTAGAATATCCTACCACCATGGCTAAGATATGCGATTACATCGCCAAGATGCCTGCCTCTTGCTATTATCTTGCCGATAGCACAGCCTATCGGTATGTATGTAAACGCATCAAGGGGGATAAGCCTAAATTCGGCAAATACCAAGCCATGAAAGAAAAACTCTTTGAAGATTTCTATCAGGATTTCTTGCGTCTCCGGCAAATGGATCAATACAAGGAGTACAATACCAAAAATCTTGTGTATGTATGTCTGAATCTTCCTGCGCCCAATTTGGGTATGGCTCCACGCTACATACAGATGAAAATAAACAATTATTTCCGCAATAAGAAAACATCATTCATAACTCGATAAATCACTTCCATTATGCGTACATTATATATTACACTTCTCATCATCCTCCTGATGGCTTTCATCATTCCGCTTCATGCCTCGCTGGCTGTGTCTCCATCATCGCCATTATACACGCATTTCGCCTATATGTTTGGTCATGCCAACTTTATACACTGGGGTATCAACGGCTGGTGCATATTGATGGTTCATCATCAGTTCCGCTTCCATCGCCTACTGGCTGCCTGGCTCTGCTCCGTGTTGTTGTCGTTCATATACTATCCGGCATTACCTGTATTGGGTGCATCCGTATTGATTTCATTTTTTATGGGATTCTCTGCGCAATGGTATTATCGGTATCACCGCATCTACTTCTGGCAGATGATGCTCGGTATGGCTATAGGTTTCCTTCTCCCTTACATAGCTGGTATCTTCCACATAGTCCTATTCTGTTTAGGTTTCATTTATGCCAAGGCAGAGAGATTTATCCGACATGCCAACACACTTAACATTTAACATTCAACACTTAAAATTATTATATCATATATAACGAATGCCAGTAGCAAAATCCTCCTTAAAGGTTCGACCTCAGCAGCAGATTTCTGATAAGAAGCTCAAAGAGATACTTGCAGAAGATAAGAGAAGACTCAAAAGTCTCCTCGCTAGTTATCGTCCCATTACTGGAGAGAATGCCCCTGGACTTCGATTCGAATGCGTCATCACAGATTTTCTGAATGGAAAGAAACTCTGGCTCCCGGTGGAAATGTTGAAGGAAAAGAAGTTCTGCGCCATCATCAAATGTGGCTCTATAGAGGCCTTTTGCGATAAGTACATGCCAGACTTCGACCAAGAGAAGGCTCGCGATGCTGTCTTCCGCTATCTCATACGCCTGCGCTGTAAGCACGATTTCTATTTCTTCGCCTATGCCTATGCCCGAATCAAGAATAAGGATGGTGGTGAGGATATACCTTTTCTCCTCAATCATGGACAGATTGGTCTCGTAAAGGATTTTGAAAGACAACGCCTTCATGGAGATTTAGGCTCTATCCTGATCATTCTCCTTAAATGTCGCCAGTGGGGTGGATCTACTGCTACAGATGTATATATGGGATGGATTCAGATATTCTGGATGACAAACTGGAATAGTAACATCATTGGTCACCAGTCATCATCTGCCACCCAGGTGTTCGATATGTACGAGAAATTGATGAATGCCATTCCTACATGGCTGTTCTATGATATTGGAATACCTTTTAAAGAGGATCCTCGCAAACTCAAAACATCAAGCACACAGAATAACATCAAGTATCTCATACCACGCGATTGCAAGATACAGACTGGTTCCGCTCGTAACCCAGAATCATGCCGTTCTGCCGATGCAGCCATGGCACATATCACAGAGGAAGCCTTCTTCCCGAATACTACCGAGTGGACTCCTCAGAAGGTTATCAACGCAGCAGTTTCTTCTATCCGTGTCACCGTGCCATTAACATTCATCGTCCGAGAGTCAACACCAAACGGACGTGAGAATGAGTTCCATGATGAATGGGTTCGTGCCAACTCTTTCGATAAGGATGGAAAACGCCTCTCTATCTATACTCCATACTTCGTGCCATGGTTCGATATTGAGAAGTATATCCTTCCTTTCAAGACAGAGCAAGAGAAAATAGACTTTGTTATCTGGTTATACAAGAATCGTGAAGATGAGCAATATCATGGCTCTTACTTCTGGTGGCTTTGGGAAATCAAGGGTGCTACGCTCGAAGGAATCCATTGGTATGTGAACGAGTGCAAGAAGTATAATGATTTAGACGGTATGCGTCAGGAATACCCTTCTGATGATGTAGAGGCCTTCCTATTCTCAGGTACTACAGTCTTCGACCCATACAAGTTGAAGGAGATGGAAGAGGACTGCAAGGGTATCGAGCCTATCATGGTTGGTGACATTGAAGGTGACTCTTATGATGCTGCCGATGATGCTTGCATGGACAACATCCGCTTCATAGAACGTTCAGGTGGACCATTGAAGGTGTGGGCTGGACCAGACAACTCTGAGATTGTCAGACATCGGTATATTGTAGCCTGCGATATTGGTGGTTCTCATAAAACCTCCGACTTCTCAGATATTGTAGTCCTTGACCGCTATGATGAAATCTATGGTGGTGTACCGGAAATCGTAGCTGAATGGCATGGTCACTGCGATGCCGATCAGTTGGCTATGCGCTGTGCCCAGATTGCCCATTTCTATAATGATGCTTATCTGGTCATTGAGAACAATACCGCCTACTCGCGCATGAACAATACTGAGGGTAATCAGTCAGAGCTGTTCTTCCCTATCCTGCTGCCTCTATACAATAACCTCTATAGCGCATCACAGTCCAAACTGAAAAAGGTGAAGAATATCGAAATGAAATGGGGATTCAATACCAACAAGGCAACCAAGGTGGCAGTAGTGAAGACCATGGCCCGCATCATCCGTGATGGTGGCTATATGGAGCGAGAACTTGCGGCAATAGACGAATGTACCTACTTCCTCTATTACAAGCAGAACGATTGTTATGCAGCCGTAGCCGGAAAGCATGATGACCGTGTCATGGCGCGAGCCATTGCCCTCTACGTGGAAAAGGATATGCCAGCACCGGAAATCGTTCCATTCCGTTCAAAGGCAGAGATAGAACGTGAACGCCTCCGCAACCGCCCACCAGTAGTAGCTGATTTGGCCGGAATAGGTGGTGGCAGCTAACCTCTATCTATACAGCTGCAAAATCCGTCCCCTGTATAGTCACCATTCCAAGCGATTCTATCGCCTGTTCATATAAGTTAATAATTAAAAGTAAAAAGAAAAATGAAACAAAGTTATTCAAGCTTGCTGCGTAAGATGCTCATAGCCATCTACCAGCCTATCGTCACTCGTATCGAACTCTTCCGTGCCACACGCATGTGGCAAAAAGGAGTCAAGGCAACCATTGCCAAGTATAAAGAATGTGGTGCGCCTCGCTTCTACATGCTCTACGACCAGTCGCATAAAGATTTTGCGATCATGACCTACGATCCTAACAGAAAGAATATGCTCGCATATCGAAGATTAGTCCAGATGGGCAAGTGGAAGGCAACACGCTACTTCAAGAACGTAGAAGACATCAAGACTGCCTCCTACTACTACACTCCTTCCAAGTGGGGAGCCATCGGCTGCGATGCCGACAACAAGGTTAGAGCAAAGAAGTTGAAACAATGGCAAGAATACTACATGTACCGAGTTTCTACCCCAATGTTTAAGTTACGCATATACAAGAAGAAACATGGTATTGACTAAACAAAAAGAAGAGGAGACCATCACGGCTTCCTCTTCACAATCAAATAAAAAACTAATAAACCTAAAAAATAAAATAATCTAATCTAAGAACTTCTTTTCTACATAGCTGCCGAAGGAAGAGCTGCCAAATCATTTGCTCCATCACTGGAATCCTTCAGGTGCGTATCTGGTGCTGCAGTCTGCTGTCCTCCGTCAGAAGGAATCTGCCCATTGGCAGCTTGCTGTGCCTGAAGAGCTTCTAGTTTTTCCAATTGCTCCTTGAAGTATTTCCTCATTCTTCCTGTACCAGGGAAGTTAGCTACCGTAAGCATCGTATATGGATCCATCTTGCCGCTCACCATCATCTGCCAAGCCATATCATTGTTGGCAGCTCTGATAAGTGGACTGTATGCATCCAAGTCGATAGAAACATCTAGATCCATATCCCTCATGGTCTCTGAATTGAAGTGAATTTCAAATTCATCACCTGTCAGTTTCACGCTGTCAGCATCGGTACAAAATTCCTGTATAAGGTAAAGTTTTTTCTTGGCCACACGTACCTTAAAGTTGTTGAAACTCTCAACAAAGTCCTGTATGGTGGTAGATGATGATTCTCTTTCCAACTGATATTGCTTACCGCTGGTATTCCGGTGCTGTCCTTGAAGAGCACCCTGCACACCACTTCCCTCGCTTGCCATCGTCTTGGCAAAGTTCACCATGAAGTCAACACCTGCCGGAATACTCTTGTTGACCAGTGTCTGCGGTGGTTTACCTCCATTCTTCGAGTTCCACAAGATAATACTATCTGTTTTGGTATAGTTCACCTGCATTTCATCGATGCTCTGTTTCTCGCTCAATGCGTTCTCGTCAACAAGCATCGTTCCCTTGGCACCATTCGCTACAATGAAGTTGATCATCATCATATAATGGTTCAAGGTGCGCTGGTTGTTTTCGGCTCGCATCGTAAAACTTCTTACCTCGCCATTCAAGCATGGATAGGCAACGAATGTGTATGGATGGATAGAGGTTCTGAATCCGTCCCTGAGTACATAGTATGGTGATTCCCTGGCATCCAGCAGATAGCCATTCGGTGTGATATATCTTCTGAACCAGTAGGTTTCAGCCTCATCCTTAATTTCGATGGTCTTAAGTTCAGAAGGGTCCACATAGTAGATAGGATCACCGTTCTCATCGAGCACAGGTAGGCCATTCTCATCTTTCATGATGTTTGATTCCTCTATCTTGCGCTTCTTTTCCTCATAGAAGGCTCGCTGGTCAGGAGAAGCATAGCCGCAATCTCCACTCTCCCAGTCATGCACCCAGATGGCTGGTCTGGTTTCTTTTGTCCAGATTTCCAATACCCGGTACTTGCCTACTACTGAAGAATGGGTGAAATCATCTATTCCGGCATACTGGGCTTCACCAGTCGGGTGATAAGTCTGTTCGGGCGCAAAATGGTGCTGCGTCTGTAGATAGATCTCACTGAGTTTATTAGCCTCTTCCTTGCTTCCATTTGTAAAGGTAGCAATAATCTCTCGCCAAGTCAAATCATGAGCCTCAGCAATAAATTCCACATCGCTCAGGTCATACTTAAAGAAAGGTGGTAAAGATAGCTTAAAGATGTCTACAGAATAGTCAAAGATGCCATTCTTGCCATCCTTTCTGCCATAATAGGTTTTCATGCCCACAAAGGCGAAAACACAGAAGGCATAGAACATCCTTGCATCCAGCTCCTGTCTGTCGTTCAAGTTGTCGTTCTGACGAAGATACTCATTGAAGAAACTGATATAGTCCTCCTCGTTGGGGTCTACGGCACTGCAAGAGGCTGTACTGCGTTGCTGGCGCACAAGTCCTACGAGAGAAAGCAGCTTGTCGCCTATCACGTCATATTCCAGGATAGGCATACCCTTCATTTCCATATACTGACGGATGCTTATCTTCCTACCGTTCCATTCTATCAGCTCTTCCAGCTGTCTGCCCATCACGAAGTCCTGCGCTCGCTTCCACTTCTTTCTCAGCTCTGCGCCATCATAGAAGTATTGGCAAGCCCATTCTATCAGCCGAAGGTTGCTGTCTGTCTGGGCAAACCGCTCCCGGCTCACTCCCTCCAGAGAGTCAGGTCCAGGTTCGGCATAGTTCGAAATATCATTAATAACACGATTATCTGGCATAATTCTTAATTTTTCGTCAAAAATACCGCCTTTTTGCCGATTCTTAGTGATAAGTTGCGCAACTTAACATTACTTTTTCATATTTTCTCCTTATTTTTGTTCCGCATTTCAATTTAAAACGTTTTAAATCATGGGTAAATCAATCAATGTACATGAAGCCTGCGTCATTACTAAAGATGATAAAGGCAACCTCTCCATGGTAGGCAAGGCGAAAGAAGCCCTCACCACATTGAAGAAAAATAAGGTTTCCGTCTGCATTCTTCTCTGCGACAACAAGAAGGAGGATGTGGAGAAGTTCCTTAACGACAATAACGTGCCTTTCGCCTCTCTCAGTACCAAGGAGGAGACCGATAAGGATGGCAACACCAAGCATGTTGACCCACCAAAGGCAGATGTCACCATCATGCCAAGTTCCAAGGTCATCACTCTTCGAGACGATTGGCAGTGGTGTTTGGATGATATTGCCAGACGCCTTTGGGGAAAGGAAAAGAAGGAGAATCCGAAGAGTGAGCAGCAGCGCATGGATGACAGCATGGCTGATTACATACGCTGGGCAACACCAAAAAATGAAACAGATAAAGCATCTGGTACTTCTCTCGGATAACATCGCTCCAACATTTTCAATTTTCAAAATACGATTTTTATCTTTTTGTTAAAAATAAAATTTATTTGGAATTTAGAATTTTACGACTATCAAAAAGGGACTCGCTGTGAAGCAAGTCCCTTTTTCTGTTTGTAGAAATATAGAACATTTCCTAAAGTGAAGTAGCCCGAAGGCTACTCCATTCCGTTCAGCTTTTCAAGCAGCTCCTTTCTGGTATTCCGAATCTCTACCAGTTTGGCAGCATCGTTTGTACCATCCATTTGCTTCTTAGCCTTATTCATCTTCCTTCTTGCAGCAGAGATAACCTTTCTAGCCGCAAACAGTCGCTTGTTGGTCTTGCTGTTCTTGAAGGCATTTGCCTTCGCCTTGTCAACATCCTTCAAGCGCTGATACTCCTGATAAGTCTCCATGGTTCCGTTCCAGACGTTCTGTATTCTCCAGTCCTCCGTCACGTCCTCAGCCTTAGCCTTCATCAGGTACTTGCTTTCAGCCTTCTCCATTTCCTTCAAATCTTCATCACCATTCAGATAGCCCTGCACCATGTCCAGAGCCTCCTTCTGGGTGAAAGCCTTGTACTCACTCTGAGAGAGGAATTTCTTCATCTTCTGGCGCATCTTCTTCTTTTCCGTGATACTCTTGGCAGCATCAAAGCGTTTACTAGCCTCCTGTAAGGAAGTCACTCCATCGCTCATTTCTGCACTCTCCAGTGCCTTCACACTGCCGATGGCAGCCTTAATCTGAGCCTCAGCATCAATACCGTTGCGTTGGCAGCTCTGATAAGTCATCACCACGCCCTCCATGTCACCGCTAAGGATAAAGTCCTTGAAGTAACTCTGAGCCTTCCATGGAGAGAATCCCTTCGATGATGGGAAGAAGAAATCCACAGCCTTGAACTCCTTATTCTCCTGGCTCGGAATCAGGAAAGGGAAAGCATACAGAGCATTCTTGTGAAGAAGTCCAATGGTTTTACCCAAAGACTCATTTCCTACAAGTTTTCCATATTTGCGCTGCAACTCCTTATCAGAATGGCTAGCCCTATAAGGACTTAGATAATTATAATCATCCAATCCCATTCTTATTAACGGATTTGCCTTGCCTACCAATCTGTTCACAAATGGAGCAGGAATTTCAAATTCACCCTTTTCGTTAAAGAAGTACTCAGGTATCTCACGGAACTGCTTGCCATGTCGGATATACATTTCCGTACCATCCGCATATCTGCCAAGGAAGATCTTACTCTGCTGACCAAGGCTATTGCCTCTCATCAGATAGTCATACCACTTCATACCATCAGGATAAGCCAATTCGTAAGGACTACGATAACTAGGATTGGTCTTTCTTATCTCCTCAGCTTTCTTGCGCTCCTTTTCCTCGTCCAAGGCACGGAAAGCAGCACTAATACCGTTGGCGATACCCTCATAGAATACCATGAAACCCAAACCATAACAGAGAAGAGCAGATTTCTGTCTAGAGAATCGTCCCCAATCTTCAGGAGTCAACTCACCTTTCCCTCTAGCTGCTGCCCACAAATGCTTGTAATACTCCTTGAAGTTTTCAAAGGTCGCTTCGTTCCATACAGAGCCAAATCCAGTTAGTGCCAGGAAGTGGCGAGTAGTAGAAGCATTCCAGTCTGGTGATAGAAGAAATCTACCAGCAATTCTTAACTTTTTCTTGCTTACGCCGAGTATATCCCAATGCTGACCGCCAAACATATCATTCACAAACTGACCGTCCTCATCCAGTGCTTTGCTCAGTTGCTCGTCCGTCCAACCATATTTCTTGGCACGCTCCATGGTCTTGTCAGCCCTCAACCGATAGGTGGCAAGTTTCAGTCCGTCATGCAGGAAATCCCACAAGGCTCTATCCATGCCCTTGTTGATGAGCGAAAGCAATTGTGAAGCAATCTTGAATGGGAGAGAAACTGTAGCTCCAGCCTTTGATACAAAATTGCCATTTTCCAATTTTTCTTGTATTTTTCCCAAAGTATCACGGAAGTTGTCAAACATATTCTGCACGTCCGCTGCTGCATAGTCATTAGTAGCTCCAAATTTTACCCCATGAGTAGCAGCCTCTTGGAAGTCCTGCGGATTGGCAAAGCAAGGCAACTGATGATCCTTCAGTGTATCTGCAAAGATGTACTTCATAAAGTAGGCAAGAGCCTTCTTAGGTCCATACTCAATCAAATTCTGCACCATATAAACCTCGGTCAATGCTCCTGCATGGAAACCACTGAAGCCAAGTTCTAACTTTTTCAAGGTTGAAGCCAACCTATCAAGCCACTTCCAGAAACGCGAAGACTGATAAGTCTCGAATACTACACCGAATCGGTCACCAGCACTAGCCTCGCTATAAAGCACATACTCATTGCCTGTGATAGGATTCTTCACCTTTATATCATTTGGTGATTCATTATATACCCATACAGGACCCACACCCGGAATCTCAAAGTACTGATACTGCTCCAGGTTAAATGGTGGCGTAGAAGAAAGCAGTGGGTCGGAAGAAATAATCTCTCCGTCCTCATTCCGCTTTATCACGTTCAATCCGCTCAACTCATGCAGCATAGTCTTGTTTACCCAAGCCTCAATATTACTTCTGCTGTAGTAAGCCATCATTTTCGTGATGTCAGTAGTCTTAGGCACAAGTCCTACGCTGATACCCTCCATCAGAGTACTGATGGTTCTCGGCTTCTCATTAGGGCTCTTCGTGCGCTGTCTGTTCTCCACATACATCGCATAAGCCTGCTTGTCGCTCTTCTCTTTATCCCAGATATGGTTTACATAGTCGGCATTATATCCGGTGTCCTCTCTTAAGGTGTGATTATCCCTCAACCAGTCGTAGGTATAGTTATACCAGTCACGGATGGAGTCAATGGCTGATTTCATTTCAGGAGAGAGATTCTTGTAATCGATGCCCTTCGGCACAATCTGCTGCTTCACCAGTGACAATACATGCTCACTCAGAATATCTGAACCATCAATAGGCACAAAACCTTCCTCGCCCTGATGGTTAGCGTTGATCACCTGTGCCATCTTGCTGGCCACCTCACCCACAGCCTGCGGATCATCATATACCTCCACTTCCTTGCCATCTTTCAGTTCGGTATGCCTCTTTCCAGTCTGAGCAATCAAGTCTGCCACGAAAGGCTGGATAGCCTCTACATCAGTTGGCTGGATATGGATATGTCCCTTGTCAAAAGCACCAGTGGCATTCAAATCATGCGCCAGGTCACGCAAACGTCTTGGAGCCTCTATTATATAAGGTATAGCCTCAGCCAGCTTTTCTGCCCGGTTCGGCTTGCCTTGGTAGTCAGAGAGCAACTTATCAAAGGCACCGCTATCAGCCATTTTCTCTATTCTGTTCTTCACATCATTGATATAGATAGCATCATCAGCACTAGCCTCCTCCATATTCTTTCTACGATGGATAACCGCATGCTTCACGGTCTTTGCTGCACCTTCCTTGCTCACGTCCGTACTGGTCACCTCGGCCAAGTCCTGCATCACCTGCTGCTCCAGTGCATCAGCCTTCGGATTGGTCTCTGCAGGGTAAATCTTACCCTCATACAAGTCCAGATCGGCTTGCTGCTGCTCCAGTAGATCATGTTTGGCCAGCCAGTCCTCATACTTTCGTTTCACCTCCTCCTGCTTCTTCTTTTCGAAAGCAAACATATCAGGCATAGGGTCTTCCTGGTCCTTCATGGCTGCCTGCCATTTCTCATATTCATGAATACGATTCATGTAGGCATCATCCTCTTCATTTTCCATTCGGATAGGCATACCAGTAGGTTCCTCGCCAACAAGGTGGTGGCTGTCACGCCAGTCCTTATTAAGCTGTGCCCATTCCTTCTTACCAGCCTCATCCTTGTCGAAGTCATAGAACATAGGAGGCTCAGGGTCATTCTCATCCTCACGTGCATTCTTCCACTTGCGCCACTCCTGTACACGTTTTATATACTGAATCGTGCTTTCACCCTTCTTCCTTTGTGGTTTACCCTTACCAGGACCATTAGATAGCGCATCCTTGATTTCAGCATTGCTAGCCTGCTTCATCATGGCTTCCTGCTTCTCCTTAGGCATATTGTCCCATACATGGAGAGCCTTGCCAGCCTTCATCAGGTAGTATCTCAAATCCTTGTCATTGAGAAGTCCCGGCACACGAATACCCAGCTTCTTCAATACCTTGATAAGATAATGCTTAATCTTGGTCCAAAGAGAAAAGTCCTCAGCAGTTTTAGGACCATCCTCAGCCAGTCGAGCGATATACTCCTGCGTTCCAATATTCATGCGGTCAGGGTTCTTCCAGTCCGGATCATACTCATTTGCAATCTCCAGAATCTTGCCGCGAGTGCTTGCTGCGACAGAATTATAAACGAAATTAGCGAATTTTCTCACCTCATCTTCGCCACCCAGCAGCACTTCCATACCCTCATGGCCTATCTTCTCATGGAAGACGGTTCTCTGCGCCTCATTCGCATCAGCACAGTTAGGCAGATAAACATGCACCGTGTGCGTAGTAGGGTCATACCATCCCTTGGCACCCAGCTCTATAGCAACACGATATTCTTCCGGCACATCTGCGCTGGAAGTATAGGTCACAGCCTCAGCACCACCCAATACATTTGCCACATTTTTCACCTTGTCTGCAGAATTTTTCATCTCCTGCGACTCAAAGGTACGTATGGATGGCATCGACAATCGCAAAGGATTCTTGTGGTTTGGTATGTAGGTATGCTGTATCATGGTATCAAAGAAATGCAAGTCTCCATTTTCGTCCTTGATAACATTCCTTGGCTCAGCATCCCACAAGTCAAACTCACCATTCGTCCAGCCCAAATCCACTTCATCGGCACTAATCTGAATCATATCCAGCTTAAAGCCATGGTCAGTTAGATACTGTGTGATTTCCTCTCTTGTTGGAGTTGTACCCTTCAAGTATGGCTGTTCCATCACGATACAGAAATCGCCTTTCTCATCATAGGCAAACCCGATTGGGGTATATTTGTCCTTTGGCTGGAACTGGTTATGCGCATTCACACGGTCAATAAACTCATTGATACGGAACAAATTATCCGTCAAGCCGAAGTCGTTGAACTTGATAACCTTTGTAGGGTCATACTTTGCACGATAAACATAGTTCTCCTGTCCGTGACCTACGAAAATCCCCTTGACCTCTTCGAGGTCTTTTTCCGTAAGGAGCGAAGATAGTTCTTCCGCTCTTCTTCTGACATATCCAAGAGCGGATCTACGATTCCAAGTTGTGCGTTGTTCCTTCGTTGTTGCTCCAAGACTTCTTTGTCTGTCAGAGGCTGCTGCGCCCAACGTTTCATTAACTCTTCTTTGCGCCTGTTCTCGGCTTCCAATTCTTCTGGTGATAACATTTTTATTTGGATTTTTGTTTATACTATCACCATTTCCTTCAGCAACATCCGTGCCATTGTCGCCAAGAGAGAACTTCAAGATGCTTCGATACCCTTTTTCTCTATGATTCTTACCATACACCTTGGAATAATGCACACCATCATTCTCGCCTCCTACAATTCTTCCTCTGTTATCGGTCTCCACAAACGGCACACCTCGTTTCTCTAACTCTTTTCTCAGACTTGGAGTAACCACATTCGAAGGCATAGTGATATTCTTGCCCTTGAACATATCATTGACGATAACATCAGCCACCTCGCTGTCAGGCACAATACGCACAGGCTTATCCCAACGAGAAAGCACCACCTTGCGCTTGCCTGTCAGCTGTCCTTGGATGATACCAGCCTTCCACTCTACTTCGCCCACGGCATCCTTGGCTTTATCAGCCTTGTAGCCACTGGTCAGCTCGCTCTTTGGCACCTCAACCTCTACGGTTACGATATTAGGGCGATTCTGAGCCTCGCTAAACTGGTCATTCAGTGGAGTGCGAGAAGTATGAAGGTAAGGATTGTAAGCTGCCTTAAGCGACTTACCATTGCCCTTGTTAAGAGTAAACATACCCTTATCATCAGCAAGCTCTGGTCGCTCGTCAGCCTGTTCCCACTTACCGAGTTCGATAGGTTCCACAAACTTGCCCTTCACCTTTGCAGCCATCGGTGGATAGAGTTTTCCATCCTCGCCTACCTGCATGGCACGATAAACCTTCACCGTATCTTCCTTATCCAGCTTCTTGATGGTCTCAGGGTCTTTCACGATGCTATAGCTAGCATCATTCCCATTCATCACAATCTGCTCGTCACGGTTCACGTCCTCAGTCTCCTCAGCTAATGAGTTTCTGCGCTCCTCATCAGTCATACCCAATCGATTCTGCACATTTCTCGATTCTACCTCACCTGCCAATTTTAGGTATTCTTTGTAAGAATCAAAGTCAGAGCGTGTACTTTCATTCAGACGGAAACGTTTGATGGCATCATCCATATTTCTATCTGCATAGCCACGTGCAAAGTAATTGAAACCCTTAATACGTGTTTCTTTATCAGGAAGTTCATCAGACATATCTAAATCCTTATATTCCTCAACAAGGGCTTTTTCTACCTCCGATTGATTATACTCACCTCCCATTTCCTTGGCCTTTTCTTCCAATTCATGAGCATAAGCACGTGCCTTCCACTCGTCTTGCGCTGCCTTAAATTCTTTTTCCATTTGTTCAGGTGATCCACCTTTGGCAAAACCCTCTATATACTGGATAGCATGCTGAATCTCGTGATTCAAAAGACTATTCATATATTTCAGTTCGTCAGCATGAATGGTAATGGTGTTGGTCTTTGCATTATATACACCATTTGAAGGCATATCATTCATAAAGTCATCCGTATCAATACGCACATCCTTCAACTGAGGATAAGCCTCAAAGAGTCCAGGCGCATCAATGACATCAGCAAGTTTACCATCATTCCAAAGCATAAAATCATCAAAACGCTTAACAATATGCCCACCGCCAATATCCTTCATATCCTTGATCTTGGCATCCGGCATTTCATATCTCCACTTGCCATCAGCACCACGTTCCCATCCGGTAGCCAGTTTGATAGCCTTGGCATCCTTCTTGCCTCGCTCCATCTCCTCTGCCACCTTCAAGTTATCCATGCGATAGGTCTTTTCCTCAGCCTTGTCAGCCTCTGCAGCACCCTTCTCACCACCAAACATAAAGCGAATATCGCTCTTGCGAGAATTGAAACGCTTAGAAGGAGGAATAACGTCACCCTCATCATCATAGGTAACAAGGTCGTTCAACTTTCTATTATTCTTGGCATTCTTGTATTTATACGCCTTGCCATCATCAAAGCCAAACTCGTTTGCGTCATTACCGTCCCACCACAGTTGAGTAGCCGGAACTTCGTCTTCAATGATACGATATTTGCCTTCCAGTCGGTTCGTTCCATGCATTTCTGCATATTTCTTAGAAGGAGTAACCCAGTCGCCATTACGCAACTTACCTTCCTTTACCGAAGTAGGAACAGCACGATAAACCTTTACCTTAACATCCTTCTCGCCATTCTTAATGGCATCAATAGCCGTATTGATAGCTTTCACTGATTCCAATCCATGAGGAGTGTTCTGAGAATAACGCTCAGGGTGAGAGAAGTAATCATCCGGCTGAGGAGTATAACCCAAAGCCATATCCTCCAGGTTCACATCCGAGCCACTGGATTCCCAATCGTCACGTCTCGCCTTGTCGCTTTCATATCCAGGGTTTCCCGGTGCAGCCCACGCGCCTACACCTTGGTATGCGCTTTCGGTATCATCATAGCCCTTGCGTCTGGCAGCCTCATCAAGCATTTCCCTGGCAGTAGCATCATCCCCCTTGGCAAGAGCATCCATATACTGCTTGTCAAGTTGATCATCAGGAATCAAAGAAAGTTCCTCCAAGTGCTTTTGTCGCTTGGCTTCCTCTTCTTCTGCTCTCTTTCTTGCAGCTTCCATGGCGTTACGCTGCGCCTCCACCTGCTTCACGCGCTCCTCTATCATGGCATCAACGTCACCAAAGTTCTCCTTCAAGGCTTCATTTACAGGCTTGGTGTACTTAAGAAGTTCCTTGAAAGAGGAAATCTTATCTTCATTTGCCTGCAACAAATGGCGTTTGATATTGGCTCTTGCACGTGCAGCCTCAGCTGTAGAACCCTTCTTAACAGCATTGGCATACATCGCCACATCAGCCTCATCAACCCCAAACTGCTGAGAAACAGCCTTTATTTTATCCTCCACAGATAAATTTCCACCATTTCCCTTGGCGGTTTCGATATTATTTCTTATCTTTGCATCGCTATGAGGATTCAGGACGCTATCCTTTCCGCTTGGGTTATTTGCGGATGGAGTTAATGCCGAACCTTGATTCTCGCCCAAGGAATTAGAATCGCCTCTGAAACGATTCCATAGCACTTTTGATTCCGTCAATTCTTTCAAAACTTTCGAAGGATCTATTTGATGTGCGCTAATCGCCACTTCCTCTTCACCCTGCTTTACTGTTATGGATTCATAGTTCAGAATCTTGTTTCCATCTGCCTTTTTAAAAGATTTGATAAACAGATATTTAGTCTGTCGTTCCGCACCTTCTTTTGGTGCAGACTTCTCCAAGATAACGTCAGGACGCTCCAAGGTAGGCTTCAACAGACCAAATCTTTTGATTCGGTCGTTTCTTCCTGCCTTCTTATATTGGTTTTCACCAAGTTTGATACTGCCAATAGGAGTAGTAACACGGCTATCCTTACCAAATTCTTTCTGCCAGTTCTCTTCCGTATGCTCTAGAATCCGCTCTTGCTCTGCATTATCTGCCATCTGTTTACGCAAAGAAACTGCATCTTCCTTAGTCATACGAGACTTCACGTTACGTGGGTCCACCCCATTCGCCAAGTCTCTCAGCACAAGGTTACGAATATCCTCCAAGGTCATTCTCTTAATGTCCTCAGGCTTCCACTTCGTAAATGTATCAAGAGTCCAGTACCAGAACTTCTTCAACCAATTCTTCAATCGGTTGATGATAGTAAGCTCTTTAGCAGTGTCTAAAGGATTTTCCTTAATGGCATCCTTCGCCATCTGCTCCAAGATGGCAGCACCGTCCTCACCAGTCAAACGAGCAAAAGCCTCATCGCAAATCTCATCATCGCTCAGATGCTTATAGTTAGGGTCCTCCTTCAAATCGGCAAACAACTGGGTCTGCATGATGAGTTTATCACCATGCTCTATAAGTTCCGGATTCATCTTCTTGGCTGCAGTACGCCAAAGATGCTGGTACTCATGGATAGGAGTATTAGCATTCAGATGCTCCTGGTTCAAAACAATCTCCTTGCCATCAGTATAGCCATAAACCACACCCTTACCCTTCAAATACTGCACTCCCGGCTCAGCAACAGCCTTCAACTGTCTATCCAAATCCTTGTATTTCGCAAACAAGGAATCAAGCTTATCTTGATATTTTTCAAAGGATTTATTCCTGCAATCATTCCAAACATCATCAGGAATATCGTTTTCAGAATCCAGTCCATGCTCATCCATGTACTCCTTCATCAACTGATTTTGATACTCCACACGTTCCTGCCCGGTTAATTTATAAGCCTCCTCTGTTTCCTTCATCTGCTTCTTCAACTCATTCCTCTTATTGGTCAGCTCATCAATCTTGTATGGGTCAAACTCCGAAGGAAAAGAGCCAGTAAGCCCAGCCACATTGTCCTCAAAACTCTTATCAAGATTGAAAACCTTGTAGTTACCCCACATAAGTTTATTATAGTAAGAACGCTCCTTTCTAGCCAGTTCCTGCTTCTCAAAGTATTCCGGCATCTTAATCGGATTGCTCATATCCACCACGGCATACTGCTTCCACTTATCCGGGCGCAACTCCTTGGCAAAGTTATAAGCATTCTCGGCAGCCTGCTTCTCCTCCGGTGTCTTGATCTTAAATCTCATTTCAGGCTGATTCAGCAGCATGGCAAGATTCAGATTATCCTGCGCCTCAGCCACCTTCTCCATATCCTCATTGCTAACAACCTTCACCGGGATGCCAGCCTTCTTAAGCATAGTAGATACGGCATCATAAGCCACCTTCTGTGCCTCCGTCATTTCAGATGGCTCCACCTCCTTCACATCACGATCAAATTTTGCCTGTTCCTTCTGCACCATAGCATAGTCTGCAAAAGGCTTAGTCTTGCGGTCAGAAGACTCCAGCCACTTGTCAAAAGTAGCCTTAGGCACAGAAGTAACATTACCAAGTCCCTTCCAGTCCTTGGAGTAGTTGGCAAGATAAGCCTCTGTAGCAGCCTCCTCAGAAGGATAGCCATACATCACCTTATGCTCATCGAACTCACCAGTCTCTGGGTTCACCTGGTCAACAACATAAACGTTACCATCAAAAGTATCAAGGTCTGCAGCGTCATTGATGAACATATCAATATGGTCACCATCAACGCCAATTTTACCAAGAATATAGCCGTAAGTATCGTGCATGGTCACGCTCCAAGGCTTGCCCTGCTCGTCCTTACCGCTTCGAGTCACGCCCTTTGGTGTTTCTACGGTAAAATCGTAGCCACCAAAGGACAAATGACCCTTTTTGTAGTTACCAGCCTTCTTCTGAGCCTCTGTTGGTTCGGGCTCAGTTTCGGCAATGGCACTCTTTAAACGTTCTCCGAAGGATGCTTCTTGCGATAGATGTGAGCCTCGAACAGCTGAGCCTTCGCCAGGTTCCATGCTGCTAACCTCTTGTCGCCCTTTGCGTCCGCTATCAGAGCCTTCTCCAATCTCGGACTCAGAAGATGCTTCTCCGTTACCAACTTCTTCGCCTTGGCTATTTCCTTCATCAACTCCTCTCCGTGAAGAGTCGCTACCCAGGCTACTGCCTCCTCCATATCCTTCTTCATTGCTTCTGTCATCATAATCAGCTAATTCTGGTAAAATTGATTTGACATATTGTTTGTACTCTCGTTCACGATCCTCAATCTCCATCATACGGTCAAATTCAAGTCCATAGATGTGATCAAGTTCGCTTTCAGACGGCAAAGATAACGCTTTTTCGTGAATATACGATTCATATTTCTCAATTTCTGCCTGTCTTTCGATAATTTCACGCTCTTTCTGTGCCTCATAATACTCTTCCTCGCTTGAAAGTTCATCTTCTGCAGCAGCTATGCGGTTCATCAGAGCCACATTTCTCATTTCCTTCACACTGTCATAAGACTTGAACATATCAAGAAGGGTATTACGAACATCCTTGCTGGTATATCCCGTATCATGCAAGTTTACAGGAAGGTCATTATATACTTTCACGGCAAAATCGTTAACCGACATACCGGTTCCTTTCTTAGCAATAAGATAATTGAACTTATTAGAATCATACCGCTTGCCAATACCAAACTTAAAATTACTCTTGCCCAACTCATCTTGAAGAGATTCCGGATTCAAGCTATGAGGACGCAAATATTCTGATACAGCCTCTTCAAGAGTCTGAGGAGTCAAGTCCGTAATATCAACAGAGGCATCCTTGTATATCTTTATTATTGCTCCAAGGTCATTCTTCTTGATAGCATCAGACACAAGAACCTTACGCTGCTCAGAAGGAGTCATACCCAGTTCCTCCATTTCCTGCTGGCTAACTTCTGTTTTATAAAGTTTGCTGAGTTTATTAGCTTGTGCCTTCAAACCCTTTGCTGCAACAGATAAATTAGTCTGCAGAGCCTCCAGCTGAGCCTTTGTAGTATTCAATTCCATAAGTTGGTTAGGCTCCAGCTCTGTTTCGCCATTGATATACTGCTCCAGCATGTCATTCACCTCATTTATCTTGCGTTCCACATCCTCCTGGGTATGATAGATGTCCTTGCGCTGAGAGGTAATATAGTCGTTAGCCTTATCCATAGTTGGATATTGCTTCTTCAATTCCTTATCATCAAGTACGAGCACATGGAAATCATCTGATGGCACGATGGCAGTTTCATCAACACCAGCCTTCTCTACCTCAGCCTTGCGCTCCTCCGTCATTGCTTTCACCTCATCAGGAGTCATCACGCTGTTGCGGATAGTATTCCAGTTCTTGAAACGAGCATCAAGATCAGCAATCTGCTCATTAGCCAGACTCAACTCATCCTCCACCTTCTTAGCCTTTTCCGGGTCAAGATCGGCATTTGTATCAAGCCAGTTCTGATATTCAGCAGCAGCCTTCTTCTTGTTGTCAAGTTGCGTTTTGATGTCGTCACGGCTACCATTAACCAGATTCAAAAGTTTGCCATGGTCTTCACCATACTGCTCCTGCAAATAATCAGCAGCCACCTTTGTATCTGTATCTTTTGAAGAATAATCAGGATGTCCCTCGCTCAATCCCACGATGCCTTTGGCATAACGCTGCTTCTTATCAGCCTCAGCCTTGGCTGCATCATCATTGGCACGCTGTGCGTCCTCAGCATCCAGCTCAGCACCAATAGAGGCATTGAGGGCATTCTGTCGCCAAGCATTGAACTTGTCCTTGGTAACAGACTCCAACTTTTTGGGGTCTATTTGTGCATTAACATCTATATCCGTATCTGTCAATATAACATGACCATCGTCAGTATACCCCACAATTTTAACATCAGAAGGCTCATCACCCTCTTCCATAGAAACTGATACAATATCCCCACGTTTAAGCCCGCTGCCATCAAACTGGCTGATAAACTGCTTATTTCTTGCATCCTTCTGCTGAGCCAAAGAACTCTCAATGTATTCATCAAGAGGAACAGGAGTGCCCTTCTCTATAATACTTGCTTTAGATACCTGCTTAATCATAGGCTGTCCCTGCTCATCAGGAACAACAACAAAGGCTCCACCATATTCGTTAGCATTCTTCAGAAATACCTGTTTTCCGCTATCCAGAGTAGCTGGCATGATGTTTCCGTCTTCCGTCTGGTATGGCCAGAGCTGTTCCTTCAAAGCCTCACCATAGCCATCATCGGCATGCTGCAGAGCATCAATAGCGCCCTTCTTGGCATCCATTGCCTCTACATACTTACTGATAGCCTCTTTCTGTGCTGGGGTCAGACTGGCACGCTGAGCCACAAACTGCTCCATATCTCTACCTTCATTATAGGCATTGGCTACAATATCAGGCATCTTCTCGTTATCAGCAAACGCTCGCTTCAAACGTCCTGTAGCTAAATCACTATTATAGTCGATAGCCTGCAAAGCCTCAGAATCCCCATTCTTATAGGCATTCTGTCCCATAACAAAAGCATCAGAGCCTGCAACCTTTGTCTCAGGACTTGCACCCTCAGCAGAAGAGTTTGAAACGTTTGCTGGATTTGCTGCAAACTCTGCATCACTCGGAGTTGGTACGGAGTTGGTACGGTCTTGGTACGGAGCAGGTCCCTCTGAAACTGGATTCTCCTGACCACCAGCAGAACTCTCAGAAGAACCCTCAACAGGAGATACCGGGTTTTCGCCTTCAATGCGCTTCTGCTCATTTCCATGGGCAGTATTATAGAGATCATCCATCGTCTGCTTCATTTCACGTTTCAGTTCGATGGAATTGTAAAGTTCCTTAAGGTAAGACTCAACCAAAGGTGCATACTTCTTATCTTTCGACTCCAAAGCCTTACGAAGTGTACCGCGCGCCACACCATGGGAATCCTCAAACGTGTTGACAAACTCCCTCATAACAGAACTGTTCTCCAAAGCATTATCATAATAGTGACGGTAGGCGTTAACCTGCTTCTGCTCCTCGTCAGTAAGGATTACACCCTTCTGCTGCTTATCCATGATCTCTTTGATGGCACCAGCATTCTGATGAAGATAAACCGCTGCCTTATCCTCATCTGTCAATTTCTCACCCATATTATATTTCTGGGCTGCCTTGTTATACAAACCATCAAGATGCTCTTGGGTAAACTCCTTGTGGAACTCACCTTCCAGCACAGAAGCCAAGCCAAGAGTCTTCTCATACTCCAGTTTCTTATCTGCCTTCTGAGCCTCATCAAGAGAAGAATACTCCTTTCTGTCAACGACACCGCCATCCTTGTTCAATGTTTCGAGATAAACCTTACCGCCATTATCCATTGGCTGTAGGATGATGGAATCTACTACAGGAGAGAAGGAAGATGGTCGCTTGCCTTCCACCACAGCCATCATCTTAGCCTTCAATACCTCCGGCACGCTCTTGTCGTTCATCAGGTCCATATACTTCTGGGTAAGTTGCCCATCAAGTCGCTGGGCGTTTTCACCCACCACGGCATACTCCCCGATACCTACCTTCTCAAAAGCATCACGAAGACCATCATAGCCGAATCGCTTCAACTCGGCAATATCCTGATCTGTGAAGTCAAACTTCTTATTAAACTCCCTCGCGTCCTTGAATCGGGCATACTTGCCAACCATACCCGGCAAACCGATAGCAGTAAGATTCGCCATACTCTCCAAGAAGCTCTCGGCTGCATCCTTGCCAGTAGGCTTGAAGTTCGGATCCTGCGCCATACGCTCCAGCATCTGATGACCAGTCATAATGCCCGAGTCCACAACCTTACCACCAACATCAGCCAGAATATTGGTAGCCAAGCCTCTGCCCTTGCCTACCATGTTTGCGATGGTTCCGCCCTGCATAATAGCACCTACGGCACTCTGTTTAGTCACCTCGCCCAAAGTATTAGCGATAACCTTACCCACAGAAGGATTGTAAATCTTGCCATTCTCATCAAACTGGCCAGTACGATAAATCTCATCAATAGGCTTCGAGATTGCAGACTGACCACCAAAGGTAACAGCACCATGCACGGCTCCGCTCTTCAAAGCCGCAGCCTTACTCTTGCCGATAAGCACCTTGGCAGCTCGCTCTGCCATCTTGCGCTCCATACCTTTAGCCATCAAGTCACCAGCCAGTCTGCCCTCAGCCTTAGCCAACATACTCTTCGTCAACTTGCCGCCAGCGGCTCCAGGCAGCCAATAACTCCAGGCATCACCTGCAAAAGTCAACGCACCACTAGCCACATTCTCCCAGAAGCCCGGCTGATACTGCTGATTGGCAATATCTTCCAGCCAGTTCTGATAGTCCGTCTGCATAGCCTTGCGAGTAATCTTGCCCACAATAGTGTTACCCAAACCAGTCTTCATAATGTACTCAGCACTACCCTTAGGCATCATACCCTTAATCTCCAGCTGGTCGAGTTCATTCTTAAGAACAGAATTGATCATCGGCTTGAACTGCTTAGGATCACCAATCTGACCGCCATTCAAGCCATATCGCTGCATCACCTTGAATGCGGCATTACTCATATCGTTCAGGAACTTCGGATTCCGGTAGAGATTGCCAAACTTCTTCTGCAAACCAGAAAGCACCTTTGCAGGATCCTTAGCCACGTTTGCCTCATACTGAGCACCAAGAGCTGTACCCAGACGAAGATTAGCTGGAATATACTGACTTCCTTCCATTCCCTCTGTAAATGCCTTGCTACCTGCCTCCTGAGCCTTGTTGTACTCATCCACTACAGATGGATTCACATATTTATTAATAACGCTAGAAAGAGCCTCATTGATGTCCTGGTTCATCAGTCTGTCCTGCACATGCTCATCGTGAGCATAGAGACGAGTGGCGATACCCTCAGCGATGTCACGATAGTTCTGACCATACTTCTGCACAAGGCTCTGCACCATAGCTGGCTTCAAGAATTGAGCCACATAGTCATCATAGCTGATACCCATGCTGTCAGCCTCCTGCTTCAACTTATCCTGCACGCCATGGCTATACCATTGCGCCCCGATACTCTGCTCAGCATCCTGCACCGTATCATCAGGCAAAGAAGATACTACCTGGTTAGTTACGTCCATAGCCGAACGGTAGGCATATCTGTGCAAAGCAGGCATCACCATATTCACTGCCTCCTCATTGCTATTGGCAGTACCATCAGCCAACAAGTCGGCAACCATATTCTCAAAGTACGAACTCTGCTTATCCGGTCTCTGCTTCCAGTCCTCAATATAGTTGGCAAGTTTGGCATCCATCAACCCCTCATTATTCACCACACCAGTTGGTGTTGTAACAGGAGCCGCATTAGCAGATGAAGAAGGAGAAGTTTCTTCCTTCACAGGCTTTTCCTCACCTTTTACAACAGGCTGAGAAATCGCTGGCGATGGCTGATATGTTCCGTTGCTCGTCTGAACACCAGTAGGAATCATATCCAAAACTTTTGCTATAAGCCCAGGCTCCTTGTCTGTTGTTTCCTGTTTCTTTGCTGGTTGAGCCACCTGCGGCTTATTCTCAGTAGAAGCCTTCTGCCCTACACTCTGAGTCGTAGCAGAAGCATCTACCTGCTGAGTACCACCAGAAGCAGATGGAGCTGGCTCCAGCACCATCTTGTCAAAGTCTGCCTGTGTTCCCACATCATAGCCCATGTTCTTTGCCTCATTGTAGTACCAGTCACGATCTTCCTTGTTGTTCAAGTCCTTTTTAAAGTCATCATAGCTACCTACCTCATAGCCATTGTTCTTGAACTCATCATAGAAATACTTTCTGTCTCGTTCGTCAAACATATCTTGATTATTTAATGATTATTACTTTCTTCTCGATGGTGGAACCTTACTTCCGCCTCTACGTGAAGGAGGTACTTTACTGCCACCTCTACGTGAAGGAGGAGTCCGGTCATGCTTCATCTTTGCCCTAGCGTAAGCAGATGCCTGCTGTCTGTTCTTCTCATTAGCCCAAGTGCCACCTCTGCCATCATTACCACCGATTGCCATACCATTGTGTGTAGCCCATTCATTTACATGCTTCTTGAAAACAGGGTCATTCACATACCTGGTGTTGAAACCATCCGCCTCCTTCTGGTTAGCATTCCTCTGATTCTGTCCCTCTGTTTGCGAATTGATATGCTTAACTTGCGCTCCCTTAACGTTAACGCTAGCATTATGATCAGCAGCTCCGGCATTGGCATTGTTTGTTTGGGCATCAAGCAATTTTCCCTTCTTACCTCTCAAAGCATCCTCTGTCTCCTTCTTTGAAACATTCAAGTCTGCAGCTGTAGAATGTTGTCTTGCAGATTGAGTCACTTCATCGACCTTTACAGGAGTGAGAGCATCCGTTTGATTCTTCTGTGATGCACGATATTCAGCTAGTTTCTCATTTGCCTTTGCAGCAGCCTCTGCCTGCATCTGTGCCTGCTTGTCTTGACGGTCCTTCCAGATATTCACCATCATTTGGTTATATCCCTTGGCACGAAGAGCCTCAGTAGCCTCTCTTATCTTGCGTTGTCGATCAGTAAGTTCTTGTGCAGATTCTATTTTTTGCGATGGAGCACCTTGAACTGTACCAAAAAAGTTACCCAAGTGCATAAAAAGATTTCCCCATTGTTCCCATTTTGCTTTCCTCTCCGCTTTCTTCTTTAAGGCTTCATTGGCTGCTACGGTTTTATCTCCATCACCCAGAGTATTGAGCCATGGCAAAAAGACTGACCAGTTTCCATCACCATTCTTCTGGTAGTCCCTCATGATGTCATAAGGCTTCATCTGCTGCAAGATAGGATTCTGTTCTATCTCGCTATAAGGTCTGCTCCAGTCAATCTTGATACCTTGGTTAGGCTCCACCTTGGTAACTTCCTCGGTTGGCTTCTGGGCAAAAGATTCCTTGCCACCATTCCCAGTAATACCGGTCGTATCTATGGCTGTACCCTTTCCCGGTTCTGTATCAGTTGTCTGAACTGGTACTGCAACCTCCGGCTGCCCCACATTATCAGAAGGGAAATCTGTAATAGGAGTTGCTGCTGTTGCCGGACGTTTAGGAGTTAAATCATCCAATATAAATCCCATAATTACCTCCTTCCTTAAATTGGCAATTTATTTGCAGCTCCAGCCAAGCCACCAGCTGCATCCGTGATACCCTTAGCAGTACTAAGAGCCTTCTCCTTCTTGGCAGTGGCGATGTAGTTAGTCATCTGGTCTATCTGCGAATCAGCAGTATTCCACACATTTTCTTTGGTCTGAGCACCTTGCACGGCCGCCTGCTGCATGATATTACCCACCTGCTCCTGGGCAGCCTGCTTACTCAGCGCAACCGCTTCATCAGAACCGCCACTAACAATATTGGTGTTCTTTGCGGTTGCTGTAGCATTATCCAATACCTTCTGGGCATTGGTCACGGCTACCTGATTCTCCGCTGACTGAGTAGGATCCTGATAATACAAGTTATCACGATGATCCTTCACCTGTTGCATACGGTCTTGAAACATGTTGATATAATCATTATATCCCTTGTTTCTTGCTTTAGCTGCTAGAGCACCACCTACAGCAGAGGTCAGTCCACCAGCAATACTTCCAATTAATCCCATAAAATTCGAATTTTAATGTTTAAACTGTTCAAAAGTAATGCGTTTTTCTTACCTTTCTGTGATAAGTTCCGCAACTTGAACACCAAGTTTCGTAATTTCTTCCTATATTTGCACCCGAAAACTATCAGTAAACATTAAAATCAATAGAATATGGCAGTAAAACAAGACAATAATAATGAGCCGAAGCCAAAGAGGAAGAAGACTGGCGGACGTAAGGCTGGCACACCTAATAAGGTTACCAAAAGTGTTCGTGAGAGCCTACGTGATGCCCTTACTGGCTACATCAATGGTATCAACGAGAAGAACTATTCACTTTTCACGGATCTCATGCAGATTGACGAGCCTGCCGGACGTCTGGCGATGGTGGCAAAGTTCCTTCCATACGTGGCTCCAAAACTCCAGTCTGTATCGTTCAATAATGATGAATCCAGAAACTTATCTGTGGAGGAATCTTTCATGCAGTTGGAAGAGAAATTTGAGAAACAAGAAACCACTATCAACATCAAAAATCTCAAAATTGTTAATAATGGCTAATTATAAAAAATGGGTAGCCCTCTCTAAATTTTCTTCAACTTTAGAGAAGACTACCCTTGACTTGGTTATCGAGCAAAAACGCTCTATTTTAACTTATATTGGGTCAATTTTAATCTGTATTAACACAAAATAGCTATTTTATGTCCCTGACTCGTTCAAAGTACTTCGTCTGGTTCTTGGTGATATTCTTCACCTTAATCTGTATCGTGCAGTTCTTAGGAACAGTATCATTTATGCTGGCCATGAGCTGCTCTATTATCTCATCTGTGTTCTTGTAGCCCTTGCCATCCACATGAGCCACAACCTCACCCATAAAGTAAGCATCAGCACAGAGTTCAAAAATTTCCTCTACGTTTTCGAATTCAGGCACATGATACTCCTGCATTCGCCTGCTTGGATCATTGGTAAAGAAGACCTTCTCCACCACCTTCTCATTCAGTTCCCAAGCCCTAGAGAAATCTGGCTTCACATATCCGCTTGTTATCCTATGAGCTGTTGCATGATTCAGAGCAAAGCCAATCTCTGCATAGTTGGCACCAATATCATTCTGGGCTACTGTGGCCCAAGTGTGCCGGAATGTATAAGGAGTATAAAAATTATCATCAGGCATACCCAAATAGTTCTTACAGATAGCTTTAATGAAATGTACCAAATTCGTATCCATAGAACGATTAGTGGAATACATTTTATGAAAAATAAATAGATAAGGGTCACTTTCCTCAGAAAAATATTTCTCCAAGGTTGGTAAAAGCATATCCGGCACTTTCATTTCTATATACGCTTTATCATAACGACGCGTACTTGTTTTCTTTCTCTCATAGTGCAAGATTCCATCATAATAGTCCACCTTTTTCATTTTCATGAGGTCAGCTACATTGATGCCAGCCAAGCACAATATCATCTTGCAAACATCCAGAGCCAACTGCTGCCGTGGATATTCAGGAGTAACGGCAAAAAACTTTCTACACTCCTCCAGTGTGATGGCACGCTTGTGTGGACCTGCTTTTTTCTCTATCTTTATCTTATTCCAAGGATTGAATTTTATTGGCATAAGACCTGCCTCCTCATCATTAAATTTCTTGATACCTTCCAAATAAATACGCTTAACTAAAGAAGGATAATAATTTCTGCTACTAGGCTTATTCTCCATGGTTTTCATCCATGCTGTCAGAAAACGTACAGTTAAGTGCGAAAACATTACCTTATCAGTACCAGCAAAGTTTTCCAAATGTTTCAAAGCACTTTCATAAATTTGGCGTGATGAAGGCTGCAAAGAAAGTGATTGAAGATAAGAACGAGCAAATTCAGAAAAACAAATATCCTGTGCAGAAGTCAAAAGGTAATCTCTAACCTTATAAACAGACCAGTCAGTTATATCAAGTCTGTTCAATTTGTCAACCCAGCCATTTATTTGGCTCATACAGGCTGCGAGCACGAATGAGTCCTTCACCTCTTTCGTACCCTTAACCAATCCTTTGTCTGTTACAAACTTATCGGTCTTAACTACCAACTTTTGACGGTTATGCAGTATTCTTATGTAAACTGGATAATAACCATCAGAACGTTTCTTTGAAACTACCACTTTAAATGTTGCCAT